GTAAAATAATAATTCATCTTGGCAATCTCCATAATTCATTACCTATTTAAATCCTTAATATCATAGTCGTGCTCTCTTACCTGATCTGCTAGTTGTCTATATAAATTTTCTGCCATCTGCCACGTAGATTCTGCAGAAGTTAGTCTTGTGTTTTGATCTACAATTTTATCTTCTGCAACTTTTAAGTCTCTTTTAAGATCTACGATTTCTTGCTGATTAGTGTTGATAGTATCTGTAAGATTAACAATATAACGAACACCAGTAAAAGTTCCGACTAAGACCGAAGCCACAACCGGAACTAATACAAAATTTTTTTTTAATAAATCTGCTAAATTCATTACTTAACTATTAATGCTACAACCAAAACTACAAACACGATAGATTCAATCTTGTGGTTTGACCAGTAATGAATTGCCTTACTTTTTATTTTATCAATCATTTTTTTTCTCCTCTATTTCATAAAAGAACTTATCCGTATCTTCTGTACGCCAAGCCCTGCTATCTTCTACATTCCATTCAGAAGTTTGCACTTTCCAATCAGGAGTCTCATCTTTCACTGTGAAAGAAGGTATGTCCCATATACATCTGTTGTTAGGTTGTGCTGCAAAATTACCGTCATCTAGGGCAATTATGTGAGCGCACTTATGTTCGTGCGGTATCTCTGAATGATCAGTGTCGAGTATATTAGACTCTGGATGTGCAAAGTCAACGGTAAATAAATACTTACCTGGGTGCCATTTTTTATCTTTACCGATGTATTTACCGGCTTGTGATTCTAGTATGTCCCAATGATGAACAGAAGGATAATAACTAAAACAATTCCAGAGCTGTAGTTCATCAAGTCTTCTTGTGGGCACTCCACGTGGGTCAAATCCCTTTTGAATAAACGCGCTAATTGGTAGG